ACCATTTTGTTCCTGGCTTCTTTACCCTCTAGATGATACCTCTGAGTGTCAGCATCAAACTTAACTCTGCCTTCACTTATCTTACGTAATACTGAATGTTCCTCTAAAGACTTTAATAATACTTCAGTAACATTTGATAAAGAATCTACAACAGGGGTAAAGTCGATGGCTGGGGTTACTAGCTTTATTCCAGTAACAGCTGCTTTTAAATCTTTTAAAGTTTCATTTATATCATGCAATTGCTCCTCTCTCTTATCACCGTCTTTGCCTGCAATCTCTCTTTCAGCTTTTAACTGAAAAATTTGAGTAACAAAACTTTGATTGTTTTGCTTTTGCAGGTCTTCAAGAAATGCCTTGAAGCTAGGATCAGATGCTGTTGGGGATTGCATTATACGTTGAAGTTAGGAGTTACAGGTCTTCTTCCACCGGGAGTGGGAGCAGGGGTCATGCTAAATTCAGTTGTTGTTTCTGTAGTATTAAAAGACTGGGATGATCCGAATGATTGACTCTGGGGTGCTCCAAAGCCCTGTGAAGGTGATGGGCTGTTATATCCGCCGCCTGAGAATGACGGTACTGACGAAGATAGACTAGGTGTTGGTACCCCACCTCCTTGAAAACTGGTATTAACATTAGAAGCCCCTGCAACCTTCTCCTGAGTACGACCGTAAGCTGAAACACCAAGAACGGCACCCATGGCTACATGGAATAGACCCCCGCCCTGTAATGTGATAGGAACCCATTGTCTAAATGCATCATTTTGTATAGCAGTTTCCCAGAACTGAACTATAGTAAACATAATTGGGAATATGGCAAAGTCCATCAGACAACACGTCATATACATGATTGCCATCATTGGACGCCATTTCTTAGTCATCCAATCTTCATCAGTTTTCTTAGCTACTTTTTCTTCTTTTTTATTTTCTCTTGTCATGTATTCCTCGCATTTTGTTTAAGTATTTTCAACTTTTCGTTTTCTTGTTTAATATAATCTATCAATAACGAAACATAAATCTCCCTCTCCCATGGCATCATATTCTCAATCTCAGTCAAACTATACTTGTGATGATGCATTAATGAAAAGTTTAGTGTAAAGTAATTAACTAAACTATCCTGGGAAAGGGTTATACGAAAAAATTCTGTAATCCTTCTAGCTTAGAAACATTATGCTTACCACACTTAGGACAATCACATTCAATAGTCTGAACAACCTTAGGAGAAGTTACAAAGAATTGTTCTAGTTTATCAAACTGTTCTTTGGTAAGAGAGTAAATAAACTCTTCTAACTCTTCTTTCGATTGATCCGATGCCTCCCAGTACTCTTCTTGATTGTAGATTGCTTTTATACTTCTGATAATTAAATCTATTACCTTCTGATTATCTTTAGTAGCAAATACGTCTACCACATCATCAATATTAGGGTACTTTAATTCAATACCTATTTCATCATTAATCATAATTTTATTAGAATGACCTTCAGGCTTTACCACCTTTAGTTCATCAATATTAAAACTTGCATCTATCTTCTCTCCGCATTCACAATTAACAATTACTTCAACAGTTTCGCTGATTGACTTTGCTCTTAAATGCATAAAGATATATTCAATATCAAAATGCGGTAAATCTTTTATCTTTAGAGTTTTAAATGTACATACATCTACTAACTCCCTGATAATTCTTGCTACTTCATTATTATCGGCCTCTGACATGGTTAAAAGAATCTTATGTTCTTTAACTAAGAAAGGTCTAAATTTTAATTTATTACCCGTTGAAGGTAAAATCAATTCATACGTTGGTGTTTCTAACTTTGGTAAAGCCATTATATTTTCCTATCATTAAGCTGAAATGGGGAGATCAGACCCCGGGGTATCAAGTTCAAGTTGCCCAGTAAATGGGCTAAATTGTTTACTTCGTGTATCAACAAATAATTTATTTCTTGTATCAATACTTGGTACTTGGGGAAACAATATTTGTTTAGGTATATCCATTTGCATAGTTTGAAATTCAGGACTTACATCCTTCCAGTAACGGTATGCAAATAATACGTTAAGTCGATGGGTTTGATTTTGTGCAGAATTATTTAACTCCAAAAGATTTACACTTCTTGGAAATGCTTCTTCTAATTCTAACTCATAAGTTACCTCATCCTGCTCATTTAACTGCCTGAGTCTAATGGTAGAAATATATTCATCTTGAAAACCTACAAAACCTGAATCCGGGTCTACCACTTTAGCAGTCCATTCATCAAAGAACTTTTTAACCTGCATATCCCTATCCACGTGAAAGGTTAAGGAAATACCTTCGCCACCATACTCGGCACTAAACGGTCTTTGATAGGTAGGACCGAAAATCTTAAAAGACTTAGTAGATATATTAACAGGGGGTAAACTAGCCATTTCACAATACAAACTTACAGCCCCTGCATTAGATTTATTTTTAAATGTAAGGGATTTTGGCGCATTAATGAAGACCTCAAACCTATTTACTCTTGCAAGGCTATCCTCTCTAACTGCACCTATAAACTGACTTAAATTAAAATTAGATGTTGCCATTAGTATTTCTTTCTGGAATCTCTCCAGACCTCTGTTTTATTAGCTCCAATAAACCTCTCAACAGGTAATTGTGAAGCGGTAACCCAATCGGGGTAATGTATCTTTAAAAATCTAGATTGAAGCTGATCATAAAGATAGTGCTTTACACATGCCTTAATCGGGCTGTATCTTGTAGATGCATTCAATATTCTCCAATTTAATTGAAGTCATGTATTCTCTGTAACCTTGGCATCATATGCTAAATCATGCATTGCTGCAAGTAACTTAAACCTTACCTGATACGGTATATAGTGTAAGTTTAACCCAAAAAATCCACCCGGTACTTTTCTAAAAGGTAGTACAAGTGGAAACATATCCCAGTACGGTAACTTATCTTTTAACTTTGCATCATAAAGAAACATATACATATTACCCGGTAATATGGTAGTAGTCAGTTCAGGAGTATTTGCCATCAACTGATTAGGTCTGACGTTCTTAAGATTCTTTACTTGAACCTGATACCAGTTGAAGGAGCGATCTACATCACCAGCCTTCATTCTCATATCATTAAATGGATTAACAGTTGCCATAATAATATTTATCTGTTATATACCAAGATCTTTTTCCGTTAAAACTAGAAATTTCATGCCTCTATCAACACAATACTCATTGGCAGCCTTCCATTTAGATTGATTAACTCCATATTGAAACACTTCATCAATGAATCTCTTAGTTTGTCTCTTAGGAATTTCGGGAGGTTTTGTAAATTTTTCTGGTTTAATTTCTACTAAATACTTGGTAATATTATCATGTCTATCTTTAACTTTAATATAAAAGTCTACAAAGTAACGATGTACCTTACTATCTACAGGAGACTTATAGGGTATTACCATAGTCTCAGAACCCCATTCAAGTACTGATATATTGGTATCACACCACTTCATGAATTTTAACTCCCACGACGATCTATAGATAACATCGTGAATGTTACCTCTGTACTTTACAGGGTTAGAGATCCTGTAACGTCCTTTATATGTTGCATTGTACATAACGTGATAAATATAATATAACTTAATCTACTATTTATGGAAATTAATGGCTACTGCTACTACTTTAAAATCACCAAGAGATGATGCATTAAAAGATTATCAGTCGCGAACCTCTGAGTTACGCGGAGCTGGGCTGGGTAGTTTTGATCAAAATAAATTTAATGTTAAAATAACTCAATACCCCTCCGATCTTCAGACAGCTCCTAATCTTAAACATTATATACTTTTTAACATTAATATTAGGGGTAAGTCTAAGTTTAATCAAGAAAAAACACAATTTGAAGTTAAAAGAAATCCGGATGCAGCTGGCCTGACAAGAGAACAAATGGCTAGTCCTACAATAAGAACAGCAACGGAAGTTGCTGCTGGGGCAGCAGCCGGAATAGCTGTATCTTCTTTGTTTAAGGGGGTAGCCAACGCATTTGGTATATCTGGAGGTAAAAATAAAAATCCAGTAGCAGCGGCTTCAAGACAAGCTACAGTAAATGTTGTTTCTAATACAGCTGGTATAATAGCCGGGGGTTTAGTAGCAGGAGGGTTAGATAAATCTGAGATTTTAAAAGCAGATACTACCTTTAGAATATCAGATGCTATAGCTCTGTACGTAGATGGTCCGCCTACAGTTAAATACGGTATGAACTATGCTAATAAAGAGCTTGGTACTTTACTAGGGGCTCTAAGCGGGGGAGCAGTTGAAAATTTAACTAATCTTGCAGGTGAGTCCGGTGCAGCCTTAGGAGCATCGTTAGCTAAGTTACCAGGTGCATTTGGTGCTGCAGACGTAGGATCCGCTTTAGGTATATCTTCAGGTACTGCTCTGAACCCGTTTAGAGAAACAGTCTTTGAATCAGTTGACTTTAGATCCTTTAGTTTTAAATATAAATTTTATCCTAAAAATAAAACTGAATCAGATGCAGTTTATAATATAATAAACACGTTTAAATTTCACATGCATCCAGAGATGTCAGATGGTAAATTATTTTTTATATACCCATCTGAGTTTAATATAACTTATTATTTCGGTAATGAGAAAAATCCTTACTTTCATAAATTTACTACCTGCGTGCTTGAGTCAATGGATGTAACGTATGGCGGAGAACAGTTCTCATCCTTTAGAGATGGATCTCCTACAGAAATAAATATGTCATTGACGTTTAGAGAATTGGAAGTTCTTACAAAAACTATGATCAATCAAGGCTTCTAATGTACTTTAAAAGTTTCCCGTATACCTTATATTCTTTAGATGATATTTCTACTGTACAAGTAGTTACTAATATAACTGCCCGGGTTACTCTATCAGATGAGGTAAAGACAAATTTAAGCTTATTTGATGAATATGATATTAAAGACGGCGAGACACCAGAAATTATAGCTGATAAGTTTTATAATAATCCTGAACTTCATTGGCTGATACTACATTACAATGATATTATTGATCCTAGATTTGATCTACCTTTATCTACTAATGATTTAAATAATTATGTAAGTGGTAAGTATGCTAATGTAAATGGTATTCATCATTATGAGGATGCAAATTTAAATTATACTAACGGTAATATTATACTTAACTCTTCCGGTACTTTTGGAAACTTTGCAGTTAATTCTCCTATTACTAATAATACTAATATTGGAACGGGGGTCATTAGGTGGTTTTATTTCTGGAGACCGTATTGTACTTTCTTCCAATACCGCTATAGATAGTATTATTACTGGTACAGTGGTTATTTCAGGTACCCCAGTTACTAATCTAACCTATGAAGATACTGAAAATGAATCTAAAAGAAGAATTAAAATACTAAAGGCATCTTATGTAGATGCGGTAGTAAGAGATTTTAAAAAGAAATTGAGTGAATAATGATTGGTGAACAAGGCCTGCAAAAAGCAGGTGAAGTACGTATTGAACAATTAAAACTCATTAACGCTGTTGATGAAATTATCGATCTTACTGAATTTGTTGTAGAACTTAATATTTACGAAGATATATTTAAAAATTATTTACACGGTACAATAGTTCTAACGGATAGCAGAAACATAATTGACAAGTATAATATTCATGGGGAAGAGTTTTTAAACGTAAAATTAAGAACTCCTTCTTTTCCTGATAGTGCTGTAATTCAAAAGACTTTCAGAGTTTTTAAACTATCAGACAGAACTATAGTAAGAGATACAAATACACAAAATTTTATTTTACATTTTATCTCTATCGAATTCTTTTATGATATGTCTTTACCTCTATTTGCCCCCTTTGAGGGTAATATATTTGAGGTAGCTGGTAGAATATTTACCGATTTTATTGCTTCTTCGCGAAATTTTAATGTTAATGAACTAAGTAATGCGGTTGAAGAAAGCCCTTTAGGTACCGATCTTATAGTAATTAATGAAACTTCAAATAAAGTAAAATTTGTATCACCAGGTTGGTCTCCGTTTAAATGCATAAATTGGTTAGCTACTAAGGCAATACCTAAAGACGGAATTGCTAAAAATTTTATATTTTTTGAATCTAACAAAAACTTTTATTTCTGTACCCTTGAAGGTTTATTTAAAAATGCTCATGAAAATAAAAATTATTTTGGTAGATACTTAATATCAGCTTCTAATATAAGGGAAGATGGCAACTCTCAAAACGTAAGTCGAGAGTTGTTTTTAGCTAAAGATGTTGAAATGATTGAGTCTACAGATTACATAAAAAACTATACCAACGGCTATCTTGGTAATAGATTAGTATATCTAGATGTGTTTAACAAAGAATATGAACTGATAGACTATGATCATGTAACTAATTATGACAAACAGTTTCATACTTCTGGAATTGGTAAAGAGGCCAAGCCTGTTTTTAATAATGAAACGTTTAGGAACTTTGCAACTAACATAAGTTTTTATCCTAAAAATCCAAAACTATTTAATGATTATGCTGATAACATAAGTGAAAAAATGGGTGAGATTCATGGTAATCGTCTTTCTAGCATGTTAGAACTTACTAATATTAAAATGAATATGACAGTACCAGGTAGAACGGATGCAGAGGTAGGAAGAATAATATATTTTGAATACCCATCCATGGGCGGTAAGAGTGAGAGTGATTCAGAATCAACTGCTCAAGATAAACTATATTCAGGTTATTATCTAATTACTGCAATACATCATAAAGTAACTAAACTAGAACATCAAATGGTAATGGAAGTAATAAAAGATTCTTTATTCGTTGATCAGGAAAGTATTAAGAGAGCTTAATTATGCAAAGAATTTTCAACAGAGATGGGTTTAACTGGTGGATTGGGGTCGTAGAAGATCGTATGGATCCAGAAAAAATGGGTAGGTGTAGAGTTCGTATCTATGGCTATCATACCGATAGTAAAATAATTTTACCTACTAAAGATTTACCCTGGGCAACACCTATACAACCAATTACATCGGCTGCTATCTCCGGTATTGGTTCTTCACCTTTAGGTCCGGTAGAAGGTACCTGGGTCATTGGATTCTTTCTTGATGGTGAGGATATGCAGCAGCCTGCAATCTTTGGAACTATTGCAACCAAGGCTGCTAAGAAAGCTTTTGCCGTACAAGAAGATAAACCACAGGTATCTAATCCTAACGATGGTGTACTTAAAGACGGTACCGGTAATGTAGTTGTGGACGGCCAAGGAGAACCAGTTAAAGTTGGTACACCTACGGTTGAGGGTTGGGAGTTAGGACAAACATCAGAAAAGTTTGAATCTGGTGGTAAAGGACCTGGTACGATTAATGCTTATAATGGAGGTGCAGGAGGAGACTTAGGTGGGGCTTCATACGGTACCTATCAACTTGCCTCTTTCCTACCCCCGGTTATGTCTACGGGTAAAGCAAGACCATCATCTAAGAATTCACCTGTTATTCAGTTTTTAAATACTTCTAAGTTTAAAGATAAATTTACCGGGCTTGAACCTGGTACAGCTTCTTTTGATGCTAAATGGACAGAGATAGCTACTACTTTTGCTAATGATTTTAAGAAAGAGCAACACGATTATATTCAAAAAAAGTATTACGATGTAGCCGTAGCTAACTTGCAGCGCCAGGGTTTAGATTTGATAAAATATGGACCAGCCGTTCAAGACCTAATCTGGTCAGGTGCAGTACAATTTGGTCCTGCAAATACTAAAGCCTTTACTGAGGCATTAAGAGATAAAAGTACTTTAACTGATAAGGATATTGTAACTCTTGTCAGTGAGTATAAAATTAATAACGTTGATACTTTGTTTAAATCAAGTTCGGAATCTATACGAGCAGGTGTTAAATCGCGCTATCAATCAGAAAAACAAGCACTACTTAAATTGATTACCTAATGGATCCCTTAATAACTAAACAAATACAAGGTGTACTTGAGAACAGTATCTTTAATAAGATTATTGCTCTCAACTTAAATATACCTAACCCTATACTAAGGGCGGTAATATCGAGGGTGGCAGAAGTAGGGGCAGTAGATATTGTAAGGCAGGTAAGCCAGGCCTCCAATCAACAACTTACTGATATTCCTAAAAATATTATTGGGCCTGTAAATCCAGTTAATATTACTAATAATAATAATGGACCGCTACAGATTTCGAATAATATTGATGGTATTATTCAACAGCAATTGCTTTTACAAACTACAGATAAGATCGTTAGTAAATTGCAATCTCAATTAAGACTATCTCTACCTACTGATAAATTAGGTATTATAAATTTTGATGCATTAGCAGCAAACTTAATACAAGGCATAACACCAACAGTTGGTAAGACACTTTCAACTGCTGTAGGGGGTTTTGCAGATGCTATATTTGGAAGAGGTCAAAAACCTAAAGTAACAACCAATAATATTGAATCATTATTTGGTAACTTTCCTCCCGAAGAAGCATTAAATAAAGCTGATGAAATATTTGTATCAAGTGGCGCAAATTCTGCTCTAC